AAAGCGATTGCAACGTTTGTGAATAAATCGCTGCATGAGCTGTTTCCCGAACGATGGACACAAGATGGTAGGCGGATACGCCCGCGCTATCGGTATTTATATGAAGAGGCGGCGGTATGAGAAAAACACATTTTGCTATTTCCGAGCTTTTGGAAATGGGTTTGGAAATACTTCCAAATACTGTGCAGGGTTTGTATTACAAGGCAAAAAAAGAAAACTGGCTATTCCGTGAAACGCCTTGCCAAGGCGGCAAGGGCGGGGTGAAGCGTGAATATGCGCTGCCGCCTGCGGTGTTGGATGCGATTTGGCAGCGGCGTGCTGCGGCGGCGGTGGCGGAGGGGGCTTATGGGCAGCCTGAACCTTGCGTTGCGGGGGCGGCTTATCAGGGCGAGGTGTTGGATGCGGGGCGTTTGAATGGTAGCACGGCGGCGCAGCGTGGGCGGGAGGGGGCGCGAATTGGGGTGTTGCGGTTGGTGGAGCGGATTATGGCGGAAAGTGGTTGCGGCAAGGAGGCGGCGATTACGACGCTGCTGACGATGGCGCAGATGCCGAATGATGATTATGCGCAGGCGCGGTTGATGCTGCGTTTGGCGAATGATGCGCGCGGGGGCGGCGGGGCGTTGCCGAGCAGTCGGACGATTATGCGTTGGTTTGCGGCGGAAAAGGCG